GGGTTAGCGTATTTAGTACCAAATCCTGAACCACTCCAAGGGTAGGCTGTGATAAAGGGTGATGCATCGTGAGCAACAGCTATTGCTGATCCGTCAGGACTAAATGCTACGCCGTAACCGGTATTTGCAGGAAGGATTGCAGGGTTGGAATATTTAGTACCAAAACCTGAACCACTCCAAGGGTAGGCTGTGATGAATGGTGATGTAAGGTGAGCAACAGCAATCGCTCTTGGAACAGGCAAAGGCTCTACAGCCGAACTCGCCATCAATCCTTTAGACGCTAACATTATGCGTTCCCCACTCTTGCGCCGTAAATAGTCGTACCCACCTTCCACAGCGTAATCACCGTAAAGCCTGTCGTATTAAGCGTGGGTGCTGCACCACCGTCAGTCTTCCACGTTACAGCAAGTGATGTCCAAGTAACCGTTGCTGCACTTCCATCGTCAATCATAAGAGTAATAGACTGACCTGCGTTCCACGTCCCTGCGGTTGGTGTACTTGCACCAGATAGCGTCCAAGTCTGAATTGAGCCGTTAGCAGGCGATAGCGCAGGAGTCGTACCCGACACAGCAAACACTTCTTCTGTGTAGCCATCGTTAAAGGTCGGGCTAGATAGTGTTGGAGTAGTAAGTGCTGGGGATGTGCCAAAGACTAACGCACCTGATCCTGTCTCGTCCGTAACTGCGGAAGCTAGGTTTGCAGAGGATGGTGTGCCGAGAAAGGTAGCAACGCCACTACCAAACGATGTAATTCCTGTACCGCCGTTAGCCACAGGAAGAGTGCCCGTAACAGCCGTAGAAAGGCTGATGTTCGTAATGGTGTTGTTGGTGCCGTTAATTGTCTTATTTGTCAGTGTCTGCACACCATTTAGTGTCACAACACTACCACTGTTACCACCAACTTGTGCATAGACTAACCACGTCGTGCCGCTATAGATAAACTGTACCGAGACACCACTGATGTCGATAACCCAGTCTGCAGCCGTACCGTTAATCGTGGAACCGTTTCTGCCGACTGTGAGGTTGTTAGAGCCAAACGTAGCCGCAGCATCAGAGATAACGACCTGATCCCCAGCAACAGGAGAGGCCGGAAGGGTAACGGTAAATGCACCACCAGATGTATTAGCGACTACACCTTCACTGACTCCGGCTGTGTAGTTTGCCGTAATAGCAGCCTTATAACTGACAGATGACTTCTCAGCGGGGTAAGTTACAAATACCGACTTGTCGCCAGCAGCGAAGTCAACCAATGCACCAGCGTTAGAAGAAGACAGCACCGTATCACGGCTAAGAGTCGTACCAGATGCAGTGTACGTACCAATACCAACTTCCCAATCGCCTGTACCGACATCAAAGATAGTGTAGTACGTGGTGTTACCGTCGCCGATAACAGAGAAACTTTGATAGCCAGCAGCGGCTGAACCTAACGTTAGGGTACCCGTGCCAGTTGTCGTTGTTGTGACCTTTACCCGGTCTTTAAGTACCAGTGCCATTTTCTAGCCCCTAATTCAGTGTTGGGATATCTACCCAGTCAGATTGCTCGAATGTGTTTATGTCTTCCCACTGCAAGCGGCGAGCCATGGTATCTCTAACTTCTACACCATCGACAAAAGCCGAGCGGAAACTTACAGTGCCACGATTAAATTCAGTGATCGCAGCAGAATCCGTAAACGCCGAAGCAAATGTGACAAGGGTTGTTATATCATCAACGGCTTCTACAGTTTCAGATACGCTTACACCGATAGTAGCCGATGCGTAGATTAAATCTGACGCCGCTGTAGTGTCCACTACTTCCGTTAAAAACAGGAAACCCGTACCCAGCAGATCTAGTGCGGACGCAGAATCAGCAACCTCAGCATTTTGAACCCGTGTAGCGTATGCGGTATCAGCAGGGTACACCGTCTCTAACACAAGCGTTAGGAATGACTGATTGGTAGACGTAGTGCCGGAAATGGACGCAGTATCGACAAACGCCCTAAACAACCCAAACCCAGAGAAGGTAGAATCTTGGGCTGTCGCTGTATCTGAGAAAGCCGAGTAGTACAGCGTCTCTGAATAAACAACATCCGCCCCAACAACCGACTCAAGAATCGCCGATGCAAACGCTGCCGACGCATAAGTAAGATCAGCACCGGAAGCGGACTCCAGCACTACGGCTGAAAATGAATTCCCCGCTTCTGATGCAAATGTAGCTTCCGCAAACGCGCTTGTTCCAAACACATTATCACGCCAAGATTAGATCGTTTTCATCAAACCAGCGCTTTTGAGTGGCACCGTTAGCATCCACCCACTCGAGTAGACACAACACGGTACCATCTTCTTCCATACGCAGGGCTTGAATCTCACCGCTAGGGATAACTGCATTCACCTTAACGGAGTCGCCTTTTTTAAACGTCGTTGCCATGTCGGTTCCTTTAAGCAGCATCCAAGCTGAAGTCGTAGCGCACGTTCAACACGTCACCAGAAGCAACAGTACGAGCACCGGGAGCTTGGAAGTCAGCCTCAGAAAACAGAATGCCCGTATTGACGGTTTTATCCTGAGTGTTAGTCAGAAACGCACCACGGATCGTAGCTGTGCCAGTGATGCTAAACGAAGCCTGAGAAGCCAAGTTATTAATCACAGACGGATCAGCCAGAGTAGCGGAACCAAATGTAGCCGTACCACGGTTTGCACCAGAATAGCCCGTTGCTTCTGCCCAGCCAGTATGGGATGCCATGGTGTCGTTGGAGTCGTAGGTAGAGAACCCAGCGCTGTCCACCAAACCAATATACCAAGCAGCGGTGTATGTTGCGCCCTTGAAGTACTGGGTGTTCATGTCTTGCAGACCTTGCTTGGTCACGAGGTTTTTAGCCTGCGTTTCCCATTTCAGGTTGCCATCTTTGTCATAGCAAGTCACGGTGAAGATACCGCCACCAGCAGCGCTTTGCAGCGAACCGGTTTGCTTTTCAACCGAACCAGATACACGGTCGGTGCTCTTTGCTTTAGCTAACATTGTAAGCTCCTTTATTAATGCGGATCAGTGCGGTAGTAGCCGTTGCAGGCGGCATTTGCACCGTAAAAAAAGTTGTTGCCGTCTTGTCCGCACCAAAATCTAAGACTGCAACCGACCGGTTACTCTTGCTGCTATTGTAGATCAAGCCCCCACGCACAGTAAATACTGCAGGATTCCATGTTGCATCAGCAAAATCTACATAAGATACACCGCTACCACTGGATACAACCACCCCGGTCAGCGTCACCCCGCCAGTAATATACCCAGCACCAGAGATTTCCCCAGCGGCGGTATAGGCGGTAGTGTTTTCACCAAGGTCGGCAGTTGCATCGTACAGGGCAAGCTTAAAAACATCCGTAGAAAAATCATGGATGCCTTGGAATAATTCTGTTGTAAACGAGGTGGTAGCGGTCTGTGTGATCATCGTACTGGCAACCTTACTTGTCCTGAACGGTATGCGTCTTGACGCTGGCGACCATCCCCGAGCTGTTTGAGCAAGGCAAGGGACTCGTTAAACATCTTGTCGTAGAGTGCAACCATATCTGGCTCACCCTTAATAAATCTTATCGCCTCAACCAAGGCACCGTTGAGCAGCACTGAATCAAAGTTATCGCCAAGCCATGTTGTACCGGCAGTAACAATCGACTCAGGGTAATAAAAGTAGTGTAGTTCGACGTTGTATGCTGCGTCAGGTGTAGGCCCAAGGATAAAGCTAAGCTCATTGGTAATAGTGGCAGGAACTCCGGACGTAGTGCTTGGCCCGAAAATGGCATAGTATTTTGGCAACCCGGTATCTGTGGGGGATGTGTATGCCTGTCGGATGAAGTTTGCGTCTTTGTTGAGCAAGTACTCATAGTTACCGTTTCCATCCACAACCGCCATAGAATAAACCGATAGAAAATCGGCTGGCGCGGCTAAGTACTTGTTGTTTGGGGACAGTTGCCCCGTCACATTACGACGCAAATTCGATATCTGTACAGCGTTGTAGATCTTCTGTTCTGCCTGACGGGTAAACAACGCAAGCTGATCCGCCGAAAACGTATTTTCGATAACGTCTGAAATATTGGCGCACAACTCAGCGTAGTTCATTGCTATTCAACCAATTTTGTTTTAGCCATGGATAACTTCTTTTTTGATTCGGCAGTCCAAACACGATTCCTGTTTGCCTCCGCAATTTTTGCTACGGCTTCTGCAGACATTTTACGCCCCTTTTGAGCTGCGGCAAGCTTTGCTTTTGATTCATTAGCCCACACTCTAGTTGGTCAACATGTAGATAGCAACAGGTGTGGCGACACTCACGCTAGCGGGCCTCTTGACATCAAACCTTTGGTAGCAGCACCGGTGCCACGCATCTTGATGCCGCTTGTTTTCACATCTTCACGACCCGGATCGCCTGCACTGACACGCATCGCCACACAACCCGGACGCACATCTTTTGCAGACATAGTGTTTGGGTCTTGCACCTTCTTTGGGGCGGTTTTAGCGTCCACAGGCTTACCCTTCATCGTGTGGGGAGGAGCGTAGACTTCAGCGGGGCCGACCTGCTTGCCACCTTTAACCATACTGTATCGAGCCATTTCAGCCTCCCTGATTGGCAACTTTAGCCAAACCACGACCCACTGCTTTCATCTTCTCAGTGGTTACACCAGCGGATTTCTTACCGCCACCCATCATACCCTTTTTTGCGCCATCGTTTGGGAAGATCTTAACGTCAGTTTTGCCTTTCTTGGCAACCCCATCAGCGCCACGTTTATAAGCCATGGTTTACTCCTAAGTAGTGGCGACCGTTACGGTGCCTAATGATATGGTCAATTGTAGATTGTTTGGCGTTAAACCGCCATCCCTTGCACCACCAACAGGTTGCCAGCCCCACTGAATGACACGACTTCCGCCAGTCGGTTCGCCATCTACCCCAACTCCGCCAACCTGATACCCGATTTCTGGACGGGGGTTGCGAACGGCCTGTGGGTCATTGACAGGCGTTTCCCCTAAAAACAACTGTGGGTGCGTTGGATTCCAGCACTCTGGACACGCCAGTATATTGGTTTGGGTTCGCTTGATCGTCAATGCCTTGAGCTGTTTTAACTTAAAACGGAACCCGCATACATCGCACTGGGCGATACTGTGACGACCAGAAGAAAACTGGTTAGGCATGGCTTACCTCATCACACGAGGTACAAAACGAACCGGAGAGCGATCTCTATCTTCTGATGTAGCAAGATCTAGCTGCTCCATATAGTCCGCTTTCAACGCAATGATGCGCTCACCGGGCACGTCAGGAAGCTTCATCGACAAGTAATAAGCTAACCCAGCAATCATGCAGTTCAAGAAACGGAACGGGATGTCGAGATTATTCACCGCCGAGTTCACGTCTTGCATACGGCGCAAACGCCAGTAAACAAAGGTATATTGATCGCCGGGCTCATTAGGCGTAGGCCACACCGTAATCTTGGGGGCATTAACCCCTGTCACCTGATTCGTACCATTTGGGCCGGGAAGTGGGTATTGCTGCCCCGTCATCCGTTGAATCCAAACCTGAATCGGGCGACCCTGTGCATTCTTATTGGGGATGGTAGAGTACGTAGGCTCAGCAATACGGCTAATACTAATATCAATCTGGTTTTGTCCAGCACCGGTGCGAATCACATGATCCAGCAAGTCAACCGTATCAACAGGCAAATCATACGTAGACTGCCCTGTTACCATCGGAATAGCACCTTGCTCAATCGTCCAGAGGTTAACCCCCCGGTTCGCCATTTCTACCAGCAACAAGTTCATTGACCGACGAGCAGTACGCAAGTCATACCCGGTACGCATCTCACGACCGACGCGCTCAAAGGCTTCTTCAGCTATTTCCGAGAAGTCTAAGTTAAACGATGCGGTACCGGATGTCGCCATGTCAATCCCAAATAGCCATTATTCGTATAAACAACAAGTCAAGAATAAGAACATTTTCGCCCTCATCTTTGACAAACTCGAATCCCAACATAGCACCACAAATAAAGTCTGCTGAGATTTCGAGTGTGTTCATTTTTTCCCCGCTGCACGCATATTATCCACGAGATTCGGATACGGCCTACCCGCTGCTTTAGCCATGGCCTTAGCACTTGCCTTCTTAGCCGGGGTAAGAGGGGTAGACTTCTTCTTGGGGTTGGGTTTATCCCAGACCGCACCACCCTTCTTGTACACCTTTACCGGCTCGTTACCATCGCGCTTCTTGATGGTTTTAAGCTTGGCTGGGTTAATATCGCCCATGCCCCGTGAGGCTCTCATGGTTGCTCCTGCCTATAGTATTTAAACTTCCACCCCAAGTGGAAGAAATTACGTTTTATAGCCCTAGATATTTTACCAACATCCCCACCAATATACGAAGCGGCGGCGGTGAGGGTATCAAACATAAGTTCATTACCGTTCGTGTCTACTGCAACTACCTTTTTTGCGTGGGGGTTTGCCGCCCCTACACGCCCTTTTTGACGTGCCAGAAAATTCGGGTGCAGCGGTCGGGCTTTAAATATCTGACTCAGTTTTGCTTTTGTGCTATCACTGACACTTTTACCTTTATGCGCAGCGCTGATAGCTTGTCTTACACTTAATGGTCGTGGAACGCCTTTTATCTTCGCAACGCGTTTTGCATTTTCTTCTGGTGTTGGTTTGCGCCCGGCCTGCCCTTGCCCACCATCAGTCTGATTAACAAGCCGCGCCCCCATCCTCCGCAAGCATTTTATTAGCCCAATCTCAAGCTCAAACGCTGTTTGCTCTGAAGAACATTCCATCACACCAACAAGAACGTTTTCTTTACCGTACTTGTTTACTACACGCCCATGCCACTTACTCCGGGCAGCTTTAGCTAAACTTCTGGCCCGGGTGGTTGTACCCTTCCCAACGTAAAAAACTTCTCCGTTAGGTCTGGCATGGATGTAGGCGCAAAACTGCATCACCGGATGGCGCCTTTGGTCTTGCCTTTCTTGGCAATACCGTCAGCAGCTTTCACGTACCCACCAGAAGCGTAGCAAGAAGCCTTACCACCCTTTTTTAGCTTGGCGAGATCGGTCTTCTTACCACCATGCAACTGTTTGTCGTGCATGCCGACAGCCTTCTTGACCATGGACTTGTCTTGCTTCATATCGTCTTTCATAGCGCCACCTTCTTTAAATTTCATACCCTTGCTCTCTTTCGAGAACTCCTTTGCTACCTTAACCGGGACACCGGCCTTCTTTGCAAACGCTGGGGAATGCGCCGCCGCATCAAAAAAACGTTTCTGCTTTTCGCTACTCGCTGGCATCTTTTCCACCTTTTCCAAACCAACCCTGTACGGTGTCAGTTTCGTAGATTCTGATTCCTGTCCAAACAATCGTTAGTATCGCAGCAATAGAAGGCAACATATCCATCAACGTCCCGACCACTGTTACGACTGAAACCGCATCCAGCAGTGCTTTTGTGCTGTCGCTCAGGTCATGAAAAAAGTCTTTCATTTGCAGTTCCACCTTTTGAGACTAGCTGCCTTACGTGTTGGACGGCCTTTTTCGTCCTTCATAGGCCCCGGCATACCAGACATACGGGCACAAAACGATTTACGCCTAGCCGCATCTTTAGGGGTTTTTGGGTTGGGTGCAGGAGCCTTTAAATTAGACCCCGTAGCCGCATTTAGCTTCGCACGGCCTTTGGCAGTCAAACCCGCCCCCTTGGAGACGGGCAATTTCTCGCCCCGTCCTACCGCAAGGGATGGGTTCTTCTTAGCCATAGAACACCGTAGCAGTTGCGCTGGTCAAGGTGACATGGATGTCCGTACGGCAAAGAATACCCTCACCGGGGATCACAATATTCACAGAACCGGCAGCGGCAGGAGCAGTATACGAAAACACCGTAGCACCACTTGCACCGCCATCCTTAACAACCACTGTTCCACCCGTAGCGAACGACACCACCAAACCCTTTAGACGGGCGGGGGCAGCATACGCAGTACCGGTAGTGGTACGTTCTACGCTTTTTACATCAGTTTGCATAGCCATGATCGGCTCCTTTTAAGTGGAGCGATTAGCCTGCGGAAATAGCGGGTGTCCCAGCGTTATTCCAGATCGCGCCAGCAACACCGGGGTCAACCGTTGGGATGATGATGACGTTAGCGGTGCCAGACAACGTAGCGTTGCCAGAAGCGGAGATCGTGGTAGCGGTAACAGGGCCAGTGATAGCGCCTTCAAAACCATTGGCTGAAGCGACTGGGCCAGAAAACGAGGTGCGGGCCATAGCAGTTCCTTGTATATGCAGTACATTGTCCTATAGTCTCTGCATCGTCCGCTGGGTCGGTCTATAGGACTGGGGTTCCCCAGACATGCCTCATTTATACACGTAAATATGTTATCGCGCAACCTTAATCTGGTATAAATTAATAAAAAACAGGGTGCCGCCATGAAATTTACTGTCCGCTACGTTGATTTACGCAAAAAAGAATACGTCGATCTGTTGATGTATTTGCAACGAGAATGCTTGCCCGGCGACGTTCCGATGAAGATTGACCGAGGTCATTGGTGGATTGCATACGCTGAAGACGGTAAGCCTGTTGGGTTCGCTGGTATGGTGCGTTCAGCACAGTGGATTGACACTGGATACATGTGCCGTGCGGGTGTGCTTGAAGAATACCAAGGCCATGGACTGCAGAAAAAACTGATCCGTGTCCGCATCCAGAAAGCGCGTAAATTGAATTGGGCTTGGTTGATTACAGATACCACGAATAACCCAGCAAGCGCAAATAGCTTGATTTCCTTAGGGTTCCGTATGTACACTCCATCAATTCCATGGGCATGGAAGCACAGTAGTTACTGGCGGTTGAACATAGCTGGAGAAAAAGCGCGTGCCGTACAAAGACCCAAAAAAGCAGTCCGCAGCGTCAAAAGCACACTACGAGAAGAACAAGGAGGCATATAAAAAACGTGTGTACGCAGCAAGAAGGGGGCAGATGCAGAAGTGGAGAGAGTTTAAAAGCACATTGAAGTGCGTCCATTGTGGCTTCTCTCATCCAGCAGCGCTAGACTTTCACCACGTAGTCAAATCCAAAACCAATCGACGTGTCCATGTACTGCTAAGAAACTACGCTTACAAAGCGTTGGAAGAAGAACTAAAAAAGTGCATCGTCCTGTGCGCCAACTGCCACCGCATCCACCACCACGAAGAGTACCTTAAAAAGAAAACCCCCACCTTGTGAGTGGGGGCCACGAGTACTACGACGTGGGTACTTATTATACGTTAAGTTTGTTGGATTTCCACACCCAACGTTTCTTACCACAATCAAATATGCGCCTTGCCCCAAGTAAATAAGTCATGTCCCGTTCAGTACGTGGGTCATTTTTAGGATCAAATGTATCCTGTACGCCATGGTCTTTTACCCGTTGAGGTAACGCACGGCGTTGGTAGTGGGACTTTGGGTGTAAACCAAGTTTCACACTCCATACCTGATAGTCTGGTGCAACCTCTTCTTCCATCTCAAACCCAAGTTGCTCATACATACCACCGGCAAAATAACGGTTATCAGAAAAAGACTTAACCTCACTTGGTTGGTATTCGCTTAAAAAGGCCTTAAATAACTTAGAGGCCCCGCCTGCAACCGTAATGCGCGTTGCGTATCGTCCCAAAGTCCAGACACGTTTGGAAGCTGTTCCACGATCATTTGCGCCAAGAACAAACCTCATGCAAGCAACAAGCTTGCTATTCCAATACAGTCCATAATGCTCCCCAGTACCAGCCCCTCCTTGCGGGTGGTATTTATCATAGAACGCCGAAGCTTCTTGGGGGGCAACTTTTCGTAACTCACATTTACGCGCCATGAGCCTTCCGTGGGACTTGCCTATAGCGTTACGCAGCAAACGTTTAATTGCGGGTTTACGCTCTTGCCATTCTGTTTCATACACAGTGAGTAAACGAACCCCAGATTTTTGGCATAAATCAAACTTCTCTTTATGCTTGTGTCTATTCATACGTTCTTGCACTGCGTCACCATGACTATGCCAATACATCCCACAATATTCAACTGCAAGATTATGTTGCGGAAGAAGGATATCCAGCTCTTTGGGGGCGATAACAGTACGATCCCGCTGAACAACTTGAGTAAAGATGGATAAAAATTTAGCCACTTCAGCCTCGCCAGCAGATTTCATATGATTGCACTTGGGGCATGGGTTAGCGCCACGTAAAACATTATGGGGGTGGGCAGCTACAGGATTGTTGTGTATTGTGCACAAAAACGTGGCGTTGGTGTTCATGTGTTTGTATTCACCGAGGTACAGCAACTTACCGCTGTACTGCTCTTGTAACCGCAAGACAAGTTCTGTAATAGACAACCTTCCGCCATCACGAACTGACTTACCCTGTGACTTCATTTGTTCTCGATACTGCGCCAAGGAATTTAACTTGTGTTGCTCTGGGTTTTCTGCTCGCTTACGTGCTTTTAACAGTCTGTCTTTTTCTAAAACAACTTCTCGATTTTTAGCTTTATACGCCGCAGAATATCCACGTAATTTATGTTGATTACGTACTTTCCATAGTTCTCCAGCCTCAGCAGTACATTGTAAGCACGACCCAGATACTGTGGCCCTAGGAGATGTATGCCCATTTTTACAGGGTGCCCCAGTTGTATATGTTTTTTCTCCTGCCGCTTTGGCGGCTGCTCTAGCTGTCATGTTGCGCATATGTTCTCCCTTAGTGATAAGTAATTGTACAATCACTTTATGGCGGACGCAACAACTTTCTAACAGAACCACACGAATAAACACTTTATAACAGACAAAACTTTACTGTAACTGGGGGGTATTTATGTTTGGTATAAAGCCCCGGAAAGAACACCGTTGAACAAAGAAAAACCCCACCGAAGTGGGGTTCCAATCAACCGTATAGGCTTGATTTATAAGGGTTTAAGCCCCAGCCGAGCCATACATGCCCAGAGGATCTGAGAAGCCGAATGAATAACGCTCTCTTGCCTTATAACGTACATTGCCCGTATCGAAATCGCCGTCCATTCCAGTAGACATGGGGGTGCGAACAAAGTGCTTCATTCCATTAGGCACATCCGTCTTGATGAACCAAGCATTGCTGTCGGTCAAGAAGTGGTTGATGGTGTAGCCTTCAGGAATCGAGCCGTTGTTCTCGATAGCGTTGATATCGTTATCAGCAGTACCAACACGAAGCTTCGTCTCGAGGAGGCGGGTAGCAACGAACTGGAGAGCAGACGGGATGATCAACTTAACGGGGCGTGCAGCGATCAACAGACCACGTTCGTCAGTCCAAGCAGCGATCTGAATAACGGCGTTCTCGAGAGACGTTTCGTTAAGGTCAGCAGCCACAGAGGGAACGTTGCTGTTGGTACCACCAGACACGAGAGGGTGTGCGTTCGAGAACAGAGCCACGCCATCGCCACCGGCGAAGTTAGCGTTAAAGCCGTTGTTCAGGACAGCAGCAGCCTTCACCTGCTTGGTGTAGGACATGGCACGAGCCAATGCCTTGGTGTAACGAGCTGACAGAGAGTCATAGAGGTTGTCCTCAATAGCTTCTTCGGTCAAGCTGAAACCCAGAGCGATGGTTTCGTGGTTGTAGCGAGCAGTCCAAGCTTCCTGCGCATTGTCATAAGCAATGGCAGCGCCTTCGTTCTTCACCGGAGCGGCGGAGAAGCCAGACAGCTTGGTTTCCTCTTCAAAAGAACGCTCAGAGGTCTCGGTTTCGTAGATCTCTTTGTGCTCTTCACCATAACGTGCATACTCCATACCGAACAAGGCGTTCAGGCCGGGGAGCAGCTCTTTCAGTAGTTGTGCGCGTGAAATTGCCATGATTTAGCTCCTATTAAACGCCGGTTGCGGTTTCGTACTGGTGCATACCGAAGTTCCACTTAACGATAACTTCCTGAGCGCCTGAGAATGTCAGAGCAACAGCAGTGAGGTCAGCGGCAGCGGACAGGGTAAGCGTCGTACCAGAGATTGCGGCAACAGTCGTGCCAGCGGCAATACCCGTACCGGACACAGCCATAAACTTCTTGATAGCTGGGTTAGCAGCAGTCAAAGTCACGGTCGTGCTGGAACCAGAGGTGGAGCCAACAGCAGAAGTCGAAACAACCGAATCAGGAACGATGTCGATCACACGAATAGGCAACGTATTGGTTGTAGCGAAGTCAGTCACAGCAACAGCGGAATCACCCGTGTTGGTGGAACCAGCGTTCTGAACCAATGCAGCGTTATTACCAACGATAGAACCGCCAGCAGCAGCCATCACGGTCGTGCCAGACACGACAGCAACTTTAAACAGCAGATCGGGATCATCAGCAACAATAGCTTGCGCGTCAGAAGCAACCGTACCAGTGGGCCAGTATTGCGAGAATACTTTCTGCTTGGTAACGGGGCTGGTGAACGTGCAACCCATAAATACGCCAACAGGCGTAGCGGTAGTAGTACCGGTGTCTTTCTCGACAGTACCATTCGCCACACGCTTAACGAGATCGCCAAAGAAAATATTAGCGCCGTAACCGGAGAGAATGGGCATGTAACGAGTTGACCCAGCGTAGACTTGCCCACCGATCAAATTGATCGGCAGTAGCCCGTAGGGCTTTTCAACGGTAGGATAAGCCATGTTTAGCTCCAAAAATTATTTGCCTTTACCAAAGGTCGTCTCGGATTTTCTCTCTTTAAAGAGGGGCATACGAGCATCACTCTGGCGCATAAAGTTATTGTCCACTGCTTCAGTCTGTGACCGGGATTGGTTGGCGTAATATTCATTACGTTGGTCAACAAACTCTTCGGGCGTTTTGCAAAGCAGGAGACCACCGATCTCGATGTTGTCTTTGAAACGACTATCGGGATCAATAAGCAATTCGAACTGGGGCTGTTCAGAGAGTTTGACGGGTTCCCAACCTTCACGCAATTTTGCAGAATAGTTACGGGGATCCGCCTTGTTCAATGTTGAAACCCTAATCCAGCGGTAAGCAAAACCCGGTTGCTTGGCAGGTTCCGGAAGAAGCTCCGGTGGTTTCCAAGCTTGGGGACGTACATTACGTTCACGACTATCAACGTCGCGGGGGAGTCGGTTTTCAGCCATTTTGGTTCTCCAATTCAGCCAGTTTTTTAGCGTACAGCTCAAGGGGTATTCCTAACCGCTTGGCTACGTTTTGCTGCGTTTGCGTCAACCGAATTTTCTTCGGTGCGGAGGTGCGTTGTACAGGTGCTACAACGTTTCTGTTACGGCGGGGCGCTTCTTCCTTTTCGGGCTCAACATCGTCGAACCTTTCTGGGAATGCTTTTCGCATCGCCGTATCAATCTTTGAGTAATACTCATCCGTTTTGGTATACGCTTCGCCGTATTGACGCACTAACTTATTGTGCACGCCGTAAGCATATCCCGTCATATCTTCATTGCCGGGCCGTTCAAACCAAGGATTCTTTTCAGCCCAGTCAACTACCCGGTCATCTAGTTGCGGCGACGCAGGTTGTTGTGTTATAGGTTGAGTATATACCTGTTCTTTCTGTTCAGGCAAGTTAATTGGTTTAAAGTCATCAACCCTACCCATTTCCATCTGTGCACGGAACAAATCCTTCTGCGCGGCAACAGCGGCTTCGGTATCCCCAGAGTCTAGTGCGGACTTCAACGCAGCTTCCGCAGAAGCCATGTTTTTCTCAGCCAACGACTTGGAAGTATTGATGAACGCCTTCTGACCGACCTGCACATACTCTTGCAGTTTGCGGTTTTCTTCGGCTAGGGCACGGGCAGCACGCTCTAGCTCCGCTTTTTCACGGGCAAGGGCTTCGGCTTTACGTCGCTCATCGTGACGGGCGTGGGTGAGTTCCTTGAGTCGCTTTTGGACTTTGCTGCTGTACTCATTCAGCTCATCCTCGGTTGGCTCTAGGACTTCCTTCTCTAAAGGCTTGCGACCCCTGTCTTCCGGGGGCGTATCGTCAACAACCTCAACTTCGGGTTGTTCACTACCTTCGAGTTCCAGTTCAAACTCTTCCGCTGGAGGGGCTTTGTTATCCGCCTCGTCGGGAAATTTAAAGGCTTCTTTGTCCATGTCTTACTCCTTATGCAGCGAAAAAACGCTGTTGATGCTTGTTGGATTTAGATTGATTCCAACGAGCGGGAACAACCTGTAAGTTGTCGTGCATTGTCAGACCGCCCTTAGATACAGGATGGATATGATCAACGTGCCATTTTGTGCAAGTTTTCATCGAGCCCTCCTGATACCACGGGGATCTTGGACTACAGCCTCAACGGTATCATCATTTAAGATCCTAAATTCTTTGCCATGAATCATGAGGCGAGAACCGGAATTTGGGCGAACCAAAATAAAGTCGCCCTCTTTGCACCATGGCCCTGAAGGGAATCGGCTTGTGTCCTTGTAACAATCTGGGCCTAAGGCGACGACAAACAGAACTGTGGTGAGTACTTCTTCGTAATGCAGAGTCTGATCAGCTTTAATCAAACCGCTGTCGTACTCTTTCTCAATCTCAGGTATTGCACAAAGGATGTGGAACCCGACTGGCTGTGGAAGCTGCTTGGCTTTCTCTTCTGCGCTTGCTTCCAGATTGACTGCCCCCACGACTTGTGGGTTATTGGGGTTGGTGCCGATTAAAATCTCAGCCATTTTTCACTCCATAAAAGCGCGGCAAACCGTGCCACGAACGGCCCTTGCGGGAAAATCAATCCTCATCTCGTTCGAGTTGATCTTTGAGATCCAACAGATCTCGTTCAGCATGTGCAAGACCCTCAATGACCCCACACAGCCGTCGATACTCTTCTATATCTTTACAAGCACCACCGGCGATAGCGTCAGCAATGTCATTCATGCGATCCCGTAATTTCTTACGTAGAACGTCAATTCCGTCCATGTATTACTCTCCTTTCGGTTGGTTGTTCATCTGCATGGCTTGCATCTTGAGTTGCTCTTTTGTCTTAGCAACATCTACACCGATGCGAATACCTTCAGCTTTCTGCTTAGCGTTCATCTCTTCTGTGCGCTGTCCAGCTTTGAGGATCTCCAACTGCTTCTGAGTCTCTAGCTTGGCTTTAGCTGCAGCGGCTTGGGCACCAACACGTACACCCTCTTTCTCCATCTCAGCGGCAAGTTTTTCTCTTGCCAACGCCAACTTATCTGCTTCTGTAGCGGCGTCAATCTGGAGTTGCTGCTGTTTGATTGCCACTTCTTGAGCACGTAACTGGAGTTCTGCCTGCTGCATCTGGATAACTGGATCTTGCTGCATCTGGGCGTTTTTCTGAGCTTGTGCTTCTGCAACGTGCTTACCAAGTAACTGCCCCGCCGCTTCTGCGGACAACTTGGACAACTCAACCTCCATTTCCTCTGGCAACTCGGCTTCGGGGTGGGGGAGCGTCGCTCCGATCTGGCGTTCCATCTGTGCGCGATAGGCGTAGGCAACGTGTTCTGCTATGTGTGCGTTCGCTGCCTGCATCAATACTTGAGCTTGGGGGTTCTGCCCCATCACCTGCATGAGAACCGGATCTTGCATCGCTGCCATATGGACACGGATATGTGCCTCGTGATCCTGATACATAAACGCCTTGACAGGTTTACCCATGAGGATGTTCATGTTCTCAGTGATCGGATCAACCGGTTTCTGGTCGTCTTCTAGCGGAACAAGTTCGGCTGCGCCCTTAATATTCAGTACATCCAGCATCTGCCTATGGAGCTTTGGCAGGTTATAAATCTGCGGTGCCATTTGTGCCAACTGGATAACTGCCTGATACTGAACGACACGCTGAGCAAGAGTAGACGCATTGGGGTCACTAACTGGGATGATTTCGACATAGCTATAGTCTGCACGTCTTGCACGCTTGGGGGCATCTTCGGGCTCATAGTCATATTGGGGGGAAGCGAAGTCACGGATGAGGCGTGCGAGGAGTTTTAGCTCCTGCTTCATAGCGAAGTGCATCCGAGCCTGTACCGCGCTCATCACCTTCAGATTACGCTCGATCAATGCCAGCGTTGTACCCACCGGGGCTTGTGCCGACATATCGGACACTTTCATATCCGGACTGGCTGCGAACCTACGTGCTTCTTCCGTGATGATGCCAAGCAACTGCATCAAGACTTGGCTAGGCTCCTTATATGGAAGGGTCATGATGTTGTCATGCAACACCCCAGAGGCCACGTCCACATCCCTAAATTCCCCCGGAGATATCGGAGTGTCATCACCCTTAATTCTCAAACCACGGGTCTTCAAGCCACCGGGTAGATTCGACAATGTTCCAGCATCAACGAGTTGTCGTGTGATTGCAGTCGCTGAACGGGCAGAGTTACCAACCAAGTGCACAAGACCAAAGCCATACGAACCAAAGCCCGGTACATACTGGTAATGCACGAAGTACTGGTTGGGCTTTTTAATTGTTGCGCCGGTGGACTCAATATCTTCTGGGATCGGATCCCAATTACGACGGATCGCAAGGATGTCACCGGTTTCTTCAAGCAGTGTCACAACATATGGCAACGGGATGCCTGTCGCTTCACCCTCTTTATTCTTGTCTTCAAAGCCCGGGATATCAAGCTCGACGTGCATCTCAAGCAACTGTGGGCGGTCATCGTATGTAGCGGAGAACCCTGTCTCTTCATCTTTTGCACGCTGGATACTGTCCGGCCTAAGCGAAGTTGCATCTGGGATATTGATGTCTTTGCGGTAAAACTCAGAGTCTTGCAGCTTGATCAGATCACCCTTTGTTTTACGCATACGATGAGTGATTCGACCACACATGGATATATCTGACGTACCGTATGGCAGTACAACATCTTCTGCTGGAACAAAGATAGAAACTTGACGGCCTACAGTCGGATCGAAGTACACCTTCTTAAAGGCGGAGCCAGCAATCGGCAAGTTCCACAGCATTCTTTCATGCTCGGCTCTATACTCCTTCATGACTTCCGTCAACTGATAATTCATGTCTTCTTGTACACGAATCGCAGCATCTGTCTTTTTCGGTGTGACATCACCTATAATCTTCGTACGAACTGGCCCGCTGGCTGGGAATGTCTCCATAATAGCTTCGGCTTGAAAACGCACAGCGGCTTCAGCGATCATCGGGTGGTGTACACCGCAGGCTCCTTCCCACGGTTCAGTTCGTTCCTCATATTTCAAGCCCAAGAGCTTGATGCCTTCCGTGTATGTTTCTTCCCAATCTTTGCGCGACGCGAGGTCGTTCTTGTAGGCTTCGAGCAAATCACCCGACATACTCTGCAAGGTACGCTCGTCAATAAATTCGGCTAGGTTGGCATCGAATGGAACACCGTTCTCGTCTGTTTCTTCGCCGGGGATGATTGTAATCTCCACAGACCCGTCATCTAGTGTTACCATTTCCGGGTTGACAACTTCGATCTCCAATTCGGGTTGCTCTTCCATGTCATCCATCCCTTGCGGGGCGGCATAAAGCCCTTTCTCGATAGCCATATCAATATCCTTTAGTAATACGCCGCCCGTCGCGGGTACATCAATTCATCTGGCTCATCCGAATCCAACCGAATAAACCCACCGTTTCTGAAGCGTGCCAACGCCATACTCACGCAGTCCACCATATCATCGTGTTCCGAAGCTGGGAAGGACGCTACCTGCTCTACAACTTCTTGTGCCCACCTATAGCCGTCGGGGTACCACACCATCCCAGATCGTACAATATCTGATACTGCGTTAATACGTGCTATCTTATCACCTGTTCCACGATGTGGGGTAAACTCTTGCACCGGTATGCCCATGCGCCTAAGTTCTTGAAATAGCGGGGTTCCGTTGGATTTTTTCTCCACGATGAACGCATCAGGTTGCCATTCTTTAAACTCCCGCAACGCCATCTCTTTTAGTGCATGGAACTCTACCCGCACGTTGATCGCATTTAACAGGATGATGTGGTTCGCCCCCTGAGTCAGCTCGTCGTCACTAAATACCCCCCAAGTGAGCAGCGCTGTGAAGTCGTTTCTGTTGTTCTTCTCGGCTGCGGCGTCTAGCGTCATGATGATGTATTCGCATTGCGGAGCTTTCTCTTTCTCCCAGACCCGCCACCACTCACGCTTGATAAGCGCACCTTCCTCGGCGGTGGGATTCTGTTGGTACTGTGCGTTCCACTGGAACACCGGCATGGAAGCTTTTGTGCGGTGCAGCGCGGTCAAGTCGTAAAACTCAGGCCACAACGCCTTTTCTTCGCCCGTGTTCTCATTAAATATGGCTGGGAACTCAAAGAAGTGGTACTGATCGGACTCTGGAATACGCACCATGTCCTTAGCCAAGCGACCAATCAGGTCAGCCGGATGCCACCGTGTATGTACAATAGCGACTCGTCCTTGAGGCATAAGACGTGTTCGTGCACCATAAGTGAACCATTCGTAGACTTTCTCGAACACTTCGTAGTTGCCGTTAATGACATCTTGTTCCGAGAACGGGTCATCCACAATCAGGAAGTGTGCACCCCGTCCGGCCAAAGCCGCTCCAACTCCACATGCGAAGTACTCCCCGCCCATGTTTGTGTTCCACCTACCCGCACTTTTTGAGTCAGCAGATAGCGTTACTGTCGGAAATATGTCCTTGTAAGCGTCAGAACCTACCAAATTTCGCACTTTACGCCCGAAGTCCACCGCCAAATCCCCTGTGTGGGACACCATCAGTACCTTCTTATCAGGGTTTCTACCTAGGTACCATGCCGGGAAAAAGATAGAAACAAGCTGAGACTTACCATGACGGGGTGGAACAGACACACCAATACGGTCTTCTTCGCCCCTTTCCATTGCCATCAGCAGATCTGCCAGCCTTCTATGGTGTTTTCCCACTTTATAGTTGGGATCCATGGCCTTACAAAACTCAATTAAGTCGTCCCGACACCGGGCAGCAGCCTCGCGTTTCTCCAGCACGTCCACAATTTTGACGATTTCTGCCTGTTCTTCCGGACTAAACTTGTCAATGTTGTCCACAAGCTCATATAGCTCTTCCGCAGACATGTCGTCGAACAGGTCATCACGGCGCATCGTCGTACTCTTCCGTGGTTTTAGCTGCTTCTTGTACTTCTTTTGGCATTTCTAAGCCAAGTTCGGCGTCAATATTCAGTTCTTCCCCGTCCATCTGCACCACCTCAATGTCCTGTACGTCGTCACCCTTTAATCTGGAGAGCTTGGCACGCAGTTTTGCCTTTAAGTCGTCGGTGGACTGGTGTGTAATTGTCACTTCGCTGCGTTCTGTGAAGAGCCCTACATCGGTAATCTTACCCAGCAGTTCCAATGCACGGATACGGATTCTAGGGTCAGGGTTTTCTGACTCCAAAAGTAACTTATTTGTTACTAAGTGACGTATTTCAACCGCATGGTTCACCACTGCATGACCGAATTCGTCCAATATTGCACGGGTCTGTAGCAATGCAGCGGGGGCGAGGGTCGAAACGTTCTTGGGCGTAAGCTGTTTGCTGACTTTATCAGGGTCGTTGGCGTAAGCCGCAACAAGAGCAGCCGCAATGTCTTTGTCCGAATTGGTCGGGGGTGGGACAGGCAGTCCGTTTTCTTCTAGTAAGCCTATCGTTTCACAAGCGGCTTGAACCACATCTATTGTAGTGTGGTTCGGCACCTCCGCTGGAAGCGGCACACCCTGATCAGGGGTGAGTAGCATTGCCATATTGTTCCCTACGCGCACCAAAAAGGTCGTTTGGGCGTAGTTTAGTGTTGTTCTACTTTTTTTGCAAATAATTTTATGTTGTACGGTACCACTTTTCGCACCGGGGGGTGTTTCTATATAGAGGGGGTGGGGTCAGCTTAGTTGGTTTTTAATTTTATTGTGGGGATTTGCGCAGAATAGTATTACATACAGAGTCACACGGCTAACTGTATATTGGGGGGTAGGGGCGGGGTACGTCACGCATAGGCAAAGTTGCCAAAATTTTTCTAGGTTTCGCCACGTTTTGCGAAGTTATACAGTGTATAACATGGTTGTTTATATACGTTGACGTATTAATGGATACGATGTAATATGTAGGTGTGGTGATCAACACCACATAACCAAACCCTAGGAGCTACAAATGAAAGCCAATACACAAATCAACATCAACAAAGCCCATGGTGCTTACCTTTCCGATGCGGTGAAACTTGATAACTCGTCTGCCCACAAATGGGTTGTAGCAAGTGAATCATTGTTTGCTGACGGTATTCGTGCCGATCATATCGCTACTGAAAAGAAAGGCGGAGTGCAACAAGTGTATGAGTTCATTACTGAATCAATCATCAATGGTTACGCTAAGGCAGATCAAGCCCTGCTACGTACTGACGTAAAGTCACTTGATGACGCACAAAAGGCAAAGCGTAAAGAGTTACAACAGCGGCTTGGCACGTATCGCAACCGCTTGCAAAAGTATCTGACGGAGCTTGCGGTTGAAGCTGGCGAAGTCGAAGTCGAGGAAAAGGCCGAAAAGACACCCGTTGAGAAAATCCGCATTGCCCTTGAGACTGCAGTCAAGATCATACAAGGTGACGAAAACCCACAAGGTTATGATCCGGTTGATCTGACCAAGCGTATCAACTCAATGCTGGGATCGTTGCCCGCATAACTCACACCACCCAAACTGACCCGCCGCAAGGCGGGTTTTTTATTGCCCGAAACTTTTGGGGTTATGCAATGTATAACTTAGTGATGCGTGGTTTGCACCTTGCCCACCCCGAACGGTTTCGGCGTTTTCATACATACCCACCAAAAACTCAGCCGGTTTTTTACAACCTGATGATGCCAGTTTCCAAAGTAGCCTACCGCAATAAGTGGTAGTTATACAATGTATAACTTTATGCCACATTACCTAACAACTCATAACAACAGCGATATATCGAAATAACTTAGTGTCATTTTTGTTGTGCTTTTATGTAGCTATTCGTAAGAACTACGCTATATCGAAATAACTTAGTGTCAGATTTTGTATCATTTTTAACAGTTCAACGTTACCCACACTAAATTTTGACACTCGGTTTGATTTTAACAATTCTATCAGTATATTTGTTCGTATAATGTTTCCCAAAATTCATGATACATAAACAGATACCTACTGTATACCTCAACGAACAAACGTACATAAACAGCTATAAACAGACATGTACTAATTTAGTTGAAATTGTGCTTTGTACTAATTGTTCTGATTTGTACATATTAGTTCATATTTGTAGTTGTGCAAGTCCTTGATTTATTGGAAATGTAGTTATGTTCCGGGGGTCAAAACGCGATCGCGGAAATGATACCGGATATGCACGCTCGCCTGAAGAAATGCAAATGTTCGTTTTTTACTTTTCTAATTTTTACCCCCACTATCCTTTTAGACCCCTTGTACAAGGTAACTTATCAATAAAATCAATAACTTACATAACTACAAATACGAACTTTATTGTACAAATCAGAACTATTAGTACATACACCATAAACATACATAAACATACATAAACATTGACAAACACTATGGACTGCAGTATAATAGCTTTAATGGCTGTGGAGTTGCGGTTTATCTTAGTTTTTACCCCACCAGAGTTATACAGCGTATAACTTAACCAAACCAAGGAGAGCATCATGAGAGTCACTAACAAGCAAGTCCGCACCCAAGTGCAACAACTCAAGCCCTTCACTAGCACCACAGGGTATTTATTTTCCATTCGGCGCGACAACCGCTACATTGTTTATTCCTATGGTTCACACTTCCCACTGTTTATCTACGAGGGTGGTGCATGGTATGCCAACGCTGACAAGTACAGCGTAACCACGAACAGGCACTACAGCCACGCACACCCCCATTGTGATCCTGCACCCATGCCCATGACGACCGAGAACATGCGGATACTTGCCGAACACGGCATCGCTGGCGTAGCAGTACAGATTTAAAGTTTTGTTTAGTTATACGGCGTATAACCCAAAGAGAGAGAGAGAGAGCAATGACTACACCCATGACACCACTATGCAAGCAGTGCTACGAACCCTTTTCCGCTAAACGTAGGAAGCTAGGCTACACCCTGTGCCTGACATGTGGTGATGGAGAGGCTAAGAAGGTGCGGCACACCATCGCGCCGTTGGCGAAGTCCAATTATTTTTTTATCAGCGACCCCGAAACCTTGAAGCAACTCAACCCCAAGAGGACAACATGAAACCGAAAACACCACCCCAGTACACATGGGCTGACCTGAAACACAAGGCACACTTACAGCCACGGACAATCTGCGTCATTCGCAGCATGAACGGCAAGCCTGAGATATTCAGCATCGTTGAACAACACCACTACAAAGAGTGGGTTGGGTGCTTCACTTATTTGGGAGCAGGGAGATGAAAGACGCATTGTGGTGGGCATTTGGCGTGGCGCAGCTTGCCGTGCTGGTTTGGCTATCGTTTTGGGTTTTATAGGAGCACGACATGAGCGGAAGCGAATGGGACTATCGACTGGTGCAGACCCAATACCGCAACGAGTGGGGGGAGCTGTGCGATAACGTGTTCATTGCCAAGGTGGAGTACGAGGACGGGGAGCCGGTGTGGCATGAGGCAGTGGACGTGCGTAGGGATATGCAAGACCGAACACCATTCAACATGAAGTACAAGCGCATACGTGCAGCGATAACCAAACCAATCCTATACTATGACATCAAAACAAACACCTTAATATAGAAACATTGACAAACACACAAGGAAGTACTATAATAGCAGTACAGTATCAGTGGTAAGAATTAAGTCGTAATAACAACCAACCAACAGTACCAACCATTAACAAGTTATACAGCGTATAACTACGGAGAGAACCATGAACACATTCAACGCACCTGCAACACCCACTGCATTTTCCACACCCTCTATTAGTTCAGCAGCGATGCTGGTTGAGCTTGCCATCAGCACATGGACAGGACGTAAGCTAGACAAACGCGCCAGTCAGGAAGTCACCACGCAGAACAAGGCAGCAGTCGGTGTTGCCAACGTGAACAAAAAGCTGTTGGGTGATTGCCCTGAGCTTGATGCGATCCAGAAGTTTGCCGGAAACGTCCGCACACTACACTACCACCACACCCTGCCATGGACGGACGGAGGACTGCGACTGTTGACCACAGCCCGTTACTTTGACTACCAAAAAAACATCACGTCACTAAAACAAGACTTTGAAAAACTTGTTACCGCTTTTCTGTCTGCATACGACTGGGAGATTGCTCAGGCACAAGTCAAGCTAGGCGATCTGTTTAACGCAGCCGAGTACCCCAGTGCTGACAACATAAGGAACAAGTTTGCGTTCCGTATCAACTACATGCCTGTGCCAGAGGTGGGCGATTGGCGTGTGGATATCAACAACGAAGCAAAAGACCTGTTAACAGAGCAATACGAGTCCTACTACACCACGCAGCTTAACAACGCAATGAGCGATGTATGGAAACGCACCCACGTTGCACTATCTAAGATGGTCGAGCGACTGGACTACAGCGACAACGAGACAAAGAAGATCTTCCGCGACAGTCTGGTTGACAACGTGATGGAGGTGGTTGACCTGATGAAGACGTGCAACGTGATAGGAGATATGCAGATGGCAGCGACAGCAACACGCCTTGAAAACTTACTTATCGGTATCACACCAGACGCACTGCGTGAGGATGACTATCTCCGCACCGAAACTAAAGACAGTGTGGCAGCAGTGCTAAAGACCCTCCCCTCACTTGACCTTTGATCGGGTTATACACTGTATAACTTTTACTTTGACTTAGCTTGACTTTACTATAACTACCAGACCAACCACGGAGAATTATCATGACGACAGCAACTTCAATATTCGCATTGTCACTTCAACAGATTGCAGACTTGATCAAGCGTGGCGGTGACAAACGTACCGTGCTGGTTCAGGGGCATATGGGTACGGGCAAATCCTCACTACTCAAAACCCTAGCCGCTGAAATGCCGACACACAAGGCATGCTACTTTGACTGCACGACCAAGGACTTGGGTGATATCACAATACCTTCTCTACACACACTCACTAACAACGAAGACGGTGAACAGTGCGTAAAGTTTGTACCCAATGAAGAACTCGGCGTTCACTTAAACGCCCCCATTGTTCTCATGATAGATGAGTACGGCAAGGCTAACCCTGCGGTGAAGAACGCCATGCTGCGCTTGATGCTTGAGCGTAAGATCGGTAGCTACACCCTGCACCCTGACAGCATTATCTTTGCAACGACTAACCTCGGAGCTGAGGGTGTGGGTGATCTTTTGCCACCCCATGCACGCAACCGTATGACTGTAGTCACATCGCGCAAGCCCACTAGCATGGAGTGGATCGAGTATGGCATCAACAACGGCGTGGATCACACGGTGCTTAGCTGGGTCAAAGACAACCCACAGTTGTTCCATTCGTTTGAGGACGTGAAGAACCCCGATGACAACCCGTACATCTACCACCCCAAACAACAGCGTGTTGCGTTCTGTACCCCACGTTCCATTGAAGCGGCATCAGATTGGGTGAAATTGCGTGCAGATTTGGATGACCAGACATTGACCGCAGTGTTGATCGGCACTATCGGGGAGCGTGCTGCACTTGACTTGGTGAACTATGTCAAGATGGTCGATGACTTGCCGTCCCTTGAGTCAATCAAGAAGTCACCTGAGACAGCTAAAGTTCCTACCTCAGCGGCAGTCGCAGCGATGGTGGTGTTCCGTACGTTGACGCAGATTGACCGTGATTGGGTGGACGCTTGGATGACGTACCTGAATCGGTTAGACTTTGAGGTACAAGGTATGTTCGCTAACGGTGTTCGTGCCGAGGGCTACAGCCGCAAGGTAGTGGTGATGACTAACAAGAAGTTTACTGAATGGGCAAGAGCGAATTCGTACCTCTTCAGTGCTGACAAGAAATAAGGAAACACAATGAGCGTACCAGAGATGCACATTACATTAACCGAGATCCTGTTGTTCGTATGGGCAGGACTCATGACCGCGTTGTGGTATCGGATGCGGGATATACACATGGGCTTTGTGTATACCACTTACAAGATGCTATCCGCACTGAGTGAGGGTAAGGCCAAGCTCAAGCCCATCGTGCGTGATGGTGACAAGGGGTTTGAGATTGAAGTAACAGTTGTAGAAGAAACTAAACAATAAGTTATACAGTGTATAACTAACAATACCCGACTAAACCAAACTAAACCAAACTAAACCAAACCAACCACGGAGAGAACCATGTTGATGATGGGTAAATCACTCACGCCTGAGCAGCGGCTGCGTAAAGCAGTCATTGACATCATGGCACACAAAGACCACGTAGCTATCGCGCCAGTACTCATGGTGGGTAGCAGGAGCGTGGAAACTGGCATCTTGACAGCCTGCACCGATGGCGTGAACGAGATGTACAACCCCGACTTTATCGAGACGCTAAACGACGCAGAGCTGCGCTTTCTTGTGCTGCACGAGACGTACCACAAGGTGTTTAAGCACATCACCACATGGCGTAACCTGTACGAGCAAGATGCGTTGTGTGCCAACATGGCGTGTGACTACGTGGTGAACCTTGCGCTGACTGATGTGGATAATGGCAAAGGGTTCATCGTTGCACCCAAGGGCGCGTTGCATGACGAGAAGTATCGTGGCATGAACAGTAAGCAGGTGTTCGATGACTTGCAACAGAATGGCAAAGGTGGCGGTAGTGGTGAGGGTAGTGGTGAAGGCAGCATGGACAAGCATGACTGGGAAGCAGCAAAAGAAATGTCGCCTGAAGAACAGAAACAGTTTGCCCGTGAGCTTGACTCTGCATTGCGTCAGGGTGCGTTAGCTGCTGGCAAGATGGGTTCGGGTGGCAACCGTGCGTTCGATGAGTTACTTGCACCACAGGTTAACTGGGCAGATGCGTTGCGTGACTTCATCTCAACAACTTGTACGGGACATGACTACTCGACATGGAGCCGACCCAACCGTAGGTATTTGAGTAGCGGGTACTACATGCCGTCCGGTATCAGTCAGTCCGTGGGTGAGCTTGTCGTTGCGATCGACACGTCAGGTAGTATTGATGGACGCACACTTAGCAGCTTCATGTCCGAGGTCAAAGCGATCTGTGACACCGTTAAGCCGGAAGCAGTTCGGGTATTGTACTGGGACACGTCAGTAGCAGGAGACGAGAAGTACGACCAGACCGAACTCGACAAACTAATAAGTAGCACTAAGCCTGCAGGTGGTGGCGGAACGGACGCATCGTGTGTGCCAGCTTACATGACAAGGGAAGGTATCAAGCCCCAAGCGGCGATTGTGTTAACAGACGGATATTTCAGTGGAGTTGGTCAGTGGGATTGCCCGACAGTATGGTGCGTCATTGACAACAAGCAGTTCACATCGCCAGTAGGTACGACAGTACATATCAACATGCAGTAACAGACTAACTAGGAGAGAATCATGACAAAAGCAAACGAGCAGTATTTGGTAGAACAGGCCGAGCACTATCTCCATGGGGGGATGCACTACACCACCCTGCAGAAGTCATCGGAGAACTACGTTGACTCATTCCTGCACTCGGTTAATTTTCACTTGTATAACTCAATGGGGGTAACTAAGGAGCAGGTACTGGAGACGCACCCCAACAAGGTGAAGAACAGTTTCGGCCATGAGATCCCGATACATGAGGTGTTATACAAGGCGTATAACTCACTGAAAGAAGCCCTGCCGTGGATCAACGTGTCGCCTGTGTATGACGCCGTGGTTGGGGATGCGAGAACATACCGCTATCTGTTCAGCAACGTGGATATTGCTAGGTGTGGCTTTACCATACTGGCAGTGTATTGCCCGGGAGATACGTATGCGATGGGCGTGATCTCGGTTGACTTAGACAGCAAGGAGATACAGTACATCCTCAACGCACCACTCATTAACAACACACGCTACAAGGAAGGCTCGACTAACCGGCACTGCGTGAAGGCAACAAAGATCGATAAGTTTGTCGCTAACTGCAAGAAGTACCTGCGCCCTTACTCACCGACTGATTGCATGTTGCTTGCGAAAGAAGGCATCTTGCGTAACTTAGGTAAGACAATGAACGCAGCGAGGGGTGATCTTGCGAGTAAGTTGTACGACTTGCGTGGCATGGACAGAGTTAAGGAGATGGTGAGTATCTTGTATGACATTGCGGTGCTGGGTATGAAGCGACCGTTGCCGTATGCGTTGGAAGAAGATGTGCTTAAAATACGCGCCCTACAACAAGCGTGGGATGAGTTGATAAAGAAGCAAGTCCCAGTTACTTTTGTCGTGGCACGCAACCGCAATGACATACCCGAAGTGGGCGTGGTCAATGGTGTGTTCAAGCTAACCAACGATGAGCCTGTGATTGACATGGTGTGTAGGAAGGTAGACGGTATAGTGGATGAAACCACGCCGGATACACCCCGTGGGTGGCAACCGATGGATCAGTTGCCCGATACGTATGCTAACAAGGTAGCAGCATTGGATATGTTAAAGGAGGGTGAGTATGTCGAAGGACTGGGAATTAAATTCTCCCCTACGGAGTATTGGGTGGTCGGGGATGATGAAACGCAAAGCGTATAAAGCGATGCAGATGGACATACACTACATTAAAGACGGTGTGATGGGGGGTGGGGCAGATGTGTATAACCGGTATAGTGGTGACACGCGCCCGAACGCAGTGAATAGAGTTTACGAGGTGCTTAAAGAGTTTCGCCCACCTGACGTACTAAAAACTATATTTAACATGTTAACCAGTGATGATGTGGTATATAGGGTACGGGTCGCTAAGGACGGAGATGTGGAGGTGCTAAGATTAGGGTTCGATAATGTTGACGATCCTGATTGTGGGGTATATATTAGTACCGACACACTACCATCGTGGATACAAGACAAGATTGCAGTACTATCTATGTTAAGTGCCACGCCCCCAACCGAAGATGTGCCGGGGGTAGGTAGGCGGATACATCCGCAAGTGTATTGGATATACAAGAGTTAGTTTTGCCGTGGTAGGTTTAGGGGTTATACAGTGTATAACTCCATTTTTTGTCCTCTAAATTTAGGAGAGAAGTTATGACTAGGAAAACAACGTCACAAGCAGTACGACAGATGCTAAGCAAGGGTGTACCCGTCAAGGATATCTGCCGCAAGCTGAAGGTCACACCGCAAACCGTTTACAACGTTCGTTACCACATGAACAAGAAACGCGCTGTAGAAACTGGCATCAAGAAATTAGCCAGCAAACCCACAGATGAACACGCAAAGGTTGCAGAGCCAGCGTTGCAAGATCAAGGCAAGCCGCTTGGTTTGGTTGAACTGACCGTGACCGACAGAGAGCTGTACAAAAAGTACGACGCACTGCTACTACCCAAGCCCACGCTGTGGCAACGGATCAAAAGCTTCTTTGGTGCTTGATGCAAACGCCCGAAAAGAAAGTCAAAGCTGCTGTAGTCAAGCAGCTCAAGGCGTTGGGCGCGTATTATTTTTATCCTGTGACTGGCGGGTATGGGGCATCGGGGGTTCCTGACATCATCGGCTGCATCAACGGTAAGTTTTTCGCCATTGAATGCAAAGCCGGAAAGAACGTACCCACTGCGTTGCAGGAGAAAAACCTGCGTGAGATCAATGAGACTGGTGGGGTTGCAATGGTAGTGAACGAGCAAAACATAGACGAGGTAACAACGGTTCTATCGAGGCTAAAAGATGCGGCGTAAACCAGAAATCAAGACGGGCAAGCCCGAATTCAGTAAAGGGGAGTACAGAGGTATGGACATATCCAAGCTGGTCATTCGACCAAACGCATTAACGGTGCTGCGTGCCCCAAGCAAAATGGGTAGCACCCTCGTACCATACGAACTTGTTTTTGACAGGAGAAAGAAATGAGAGAAGCAGAGCTGACCAAGCGAAACAGTACGTTTAAGTACACACCGGGTGGTAACGTGCAAGCCACTTGGCGTAAGTATGGATGGGTTCCCCCCTCTGAGTATCGTGATGACTACCTTTTCAAAACCAACCGCGAAAACGCAACGCAAGGAGAATGACATGAGCGACAACAACGCGAACAACGAAGCACTTAACCAAGACGAACTGGAAACAAAAGTAAACGACTACCTAGGCCAGATGCACTCTATCACGATGAACCTGATGGGGGACTACCCTACACCGAAAGACGTGATGGCATACACGCTTGCGCTTGGTACACACTTCAGTGAGTTGATGTGGGCAAACAAGATGCCGCTAGAAAAAGCGCATTCACTGTACGAAGAGTTGTTCAGATCAACGTACGAGCAGCTTGCAGCGGTGATGAATAAAGATGAGGAGAGTAAAGATGAAGAAGCTAAATAAGTGGCTGGTTGGTATCGGTATGGTGGTGGCAAGTGCCGCTGTGTATGCGTCATGCGTTACGACAACCGTAGTCAACAAGGACGGAAACGTGACGGTATGTACCACTTGCTGTTATTCTGGTAACTGCACGGTGACGTGTTATTGAGGTGAATATGAAGCTAACTGAGTCTGGTGGGCCAGCATACCCCACGCTTAACGGCACTAAGCTGGATGACAACACATACCGATTTGAGGGTAAGACGTTGTTTGACTTTTACGTGGGGCAGTTGTTGATCGCTGGCAAGACCCCCACCACTGCGGTCAAAGAAGCAGCGAAGGTTATTGAATTGCGTAACGCTCACTTTGATATTAAAGATTGATCGACCCACGCCCCCTACGGGGGGCACAAGGAAACAACATGTTGGAATCGCATTTGAAAGAGGTTTACGACTACTGCTCTGAACCACGTAGGACGAGAGATATCGCCGAACACTTTGGACTGCAACTGAAGACCGCACAGTGGCGTGTCGGTAAGCTACGCAAGAAGGGGTGCTTGGCAATGCACAGGACGAAAGCAAAGGGTAGTAAGAATTACGAATGCTGGTTTACGCAGCTAGAGATACAGGAACCAAAAGTAAACAAACCTTACGTGCCACAGGGCATATGTGTATTTGGGGTGTGGTTTTGAAAATCAAAATGGGGCTGTACCTTGGCATCTTTATTGGCATCCACGCCGTGATGTTTTGGTATGTAAATACTTGAGGAGAGAACAATGCAACGACATTACTGTAACGAAGAACAAACGTGGCTGGACTTTGAAGGTGTATGTAGTTGGTGCGGTGTGACAGAAGAACAAGCCCGTGTAGTAGAGATGCACCCAAGCGGAATCACAATGGAGCGATGGCGGTTCCCGTTCAAGACACCAGAAGAGATGGCAATGATACGCCGATGGTTGGCGGTGAATGATTTAGATAGCGGGGCGATCCCGTTTTAGGAGAGAGTGATGAAAGAGCAAGACATTGACTACAAAGAACTGTGGAAAAAAGAACGGAAGTGGGCTGAAACTTGGTTCTCACGACTAAACAACGCCTACGATATGTGGCAGCTTTACATTGATCGGGTAAAAGAATTGGAAGATGAAGTTTGTGAGCTGCAAAACAAGTTATCTCAATATCAATCCAAAACAGTTGCACAAAAGCCAAACTTTGACGGGCTCGGACACACGTTATCTGTTGGGTTGATGAGTATTCAATCCAGAGTGATCTACGCGGGGGAAGTCATTTCGCTACAAAAAATGACACTGGATGAGGCTGGGCTACAAAAAAAGAAGGGGAAGAAATGACAGACCCAATTAAAACCGAATTCAAAAAGCTATTTGGTGACATGTATCTCAGTGAAAGTGAAACGGCGCTCCGTATCTTTGAGTATGGGTACAAGGCTGGGGTTGAAACAAAGAAGCAAGAGCCTGGGTACACGACAACACGAAACGCATGGACAGGCAGAGTAACGTACAAGTGCAACATATGTGGCAAGGATAACTTCCGGTCTGATCACGCCGCCAAGTTCCACGTCCACGCGTGTCAAGCCCCCGCAGTACAGACAAAACAGTGGTCTTCGCTGACACAAACTGAGATTGATAATCTGGCATTAGTTGCTGCTACCAAAGCAGACATCCGAGATATTGAAGCCAAGCTGAAGGAGAAGAACCATGTCAGTTGAAGCGATGAAGCAAGCCTTGGATGCGCTAGAAGATGCGACAACTCATAATGATTCAGCGGAAAAATGGCGACGACATTTAACCGCAATGGATGCACTACGCCAAGCCATTGAGCAGGCAGAGAGGCAAGAGCCTGTGGCGTGGCAAGTCCACCCGTTTGATTATGGCATTGGACATGAAGGTGCTTATGCACTGACTACTCGACCAGAACAGGTAAACGCATGGAAGCGCAAGGGATGGGATGTGCAACCGCTATACACCGCACCACAAAAGCGTGAATGGGTTGGACTGACTCAAGAGGACATCGACATAGCGTTTGATGACACACAGGAAGGCGGGGGTTTTGATGACTTTGCCCGTGCCATTGAAGCCAAGTTACGGGAGAAGAATGGTGGATGACTACGACAGAAGCATACACAGCAACCCCGATGCAGAAGCATGGGCTGAGTTCTTTATGCGCTCTATGAAACAACAAGGTTTGGAGGTGGAACATATACCAAAAGACCTGATGGTTGCATGGTTCGCAAACGCAATGATGGCGATGCATGACCATCTAAAAAATAGGTGGGTTGGGCTGACGGATGAGGAGATTACAGAATTATTGTGCAACTATCTCACAAGCCAGTTTCAAAGTTTTGCCCGTGCCATCGAAGTTAAGCTGAAGGAGAAGAACACATGAGTGACCTCGTATATCGACTCCGAAAGCGTGCTGAGATTCGCCGCCAGATTCCTGATCGAAAGAGCGTTCAAGAGGGCAAGTCAGATCGCATTGCAGATTTGCTGGAAGAGGCTGCAGATTATATTGAGCAGGCAGAGAAGCAAGAGCCTGTCATGTGTGAATGTAAACGAAGAGCGTTAGCAGTTATTGAAGCGGAGCGTAACCTATGAGCAGTCAAATAAAGAAACAGATAATTGCCGCACTTAATTCAGACAAAGAATCCCTTTTAGTTGAAAAGCTACTTGCACAATCGAAAGATAATTTTCAACGGAATTTCGGAAAAAATGGATACGCTGATTGGATTTATGCAGACCTTGAAGACTTGATAAGAGAAAACACCGCACCACCCAAGCGAGAGTGGCAAGGTCTGACGGATGAGGAAATCAAAGAGATTATCGGGCCATGGGGCGATACGCCGATCAAGGGATACACAAGAGAGTTGTTTGACAAGATTGAAGCAAAACTGAAGGAGAAAAACACATGAAAGAACGACTTGAAATGCTCGCCCGTGAAGGCGAAGAAGAACGTAAACGCCGTGAAGACCTTGGCATATTGGATGCTGGAAAACTGCAGTACTTCACTATGGCGGCTTGGATGCGTGGATACGTTGCGGGGTTAAAGGAGTACGAAGACAAGAAGCTGATTCATCAATTAAACAAGGCCGCTGATATGCTGGACGCGGTATGGGGTAAATATTCTGAGGAGATGAGTGATGACTGAAGACGAAGAGTTTGAACTGCTGGAGAAGCGCATACACCAACAAGAGCGTAGCGAGAAAGACACCCTGCTTAACAAGGCAGTGACCGCAGCGTACCAATTCACACACGAAGCCGGAAGTGATCTGGGTATTTTCACGTTACGCAAAGCATTCGAGATGGGTTTTATTGCAGGGCACAACGCAGCAACAGGAGAGAAGCATGAGTGAGCGAACACTAAGGGACATCCTGCTGGATGAAGAAGCGAGACAGGAAGACCTGCGTATCCTGCGTATGGACAACCCACCACGCGCGAACGAACAGCAAGTTGGTGGTAGGCACTACAAGGATAATCCGATCCAACCATGGGACTACATCATGTCCAATAACATTGGGTACATGGAAGGCAACATCATAAAATATGTATCCCGATACAAAGAGAAGAACGGACTAGAAGACCTGAAGAAGGCGCGGCACTATCTGGATAAACTGATTGAAACAATTGAACAGAGGTATTGAAATGGATGGGAACGGAGAGTTGGTCAACACCCTGATGGAAGCACACGGCGAAGTCATAAAGCTACGCAACGAGGTGCAGGTACTCACAGAAAAAGTGGCTTGGTACGAACGCCAAATGGCGTACATAAAAATGCTGGTGGAACTGCGCCCGGACTAAGGAAGAGAGATGGATTTAATTACAATAGATACGGAAACTTTTTATGACACGGGGTTTACGCTGAAGGCTTTTACCACCGAAGAGTACATAAGAAGCGACCAGTTTGAAGTCATCGGCGTAGCAGTAAAACGTAATGACGAGCCGACCCGTTGGATGAGTGGTACACACAAAGAGATCAAGGAGTGGTTGCATGACAACTTCAACTGGGGCAAGGCCATGGTACTGGCGCACAACACCATGTTTGACGGTGCTATCTTGTCTTGGCGCTTTGGCATATCTCCCGCTGTTTATCTTGATACCCTGTGTATGGGGCGTGCTCTGCACGGTGTTGAGGTGGGCGGATCACTTAAAGCAATGGCTGAGCGATATGGAGTAGGTGTCAAGGGCGAAGAGGTTATCCACGCCAAGGGCAAGCGCAGGCTAGACTTTTCCGAAGCCGAATTGAGTCGGTATGGGGAGTACTGCATCAATGACGTAGAGCTGACCTATGCTTTGTTTCGTAAGATGTTGCCGGGGTTCCCGAAGAAGGAGCTGAAGCTGATCGACGTGACGTTGCGTATGTTTATTGAGCCAGTGCTGGAGCTTGACTTGCCACTGCTGGAACAACATCTGGACGAAGTGAAGGCACGCAAGGAAGATCTGCTGACATCGGCTAAGGCGACACGGGATGTGCTGTTGTCCAACCAGAAGTTTGCTGAGTTGTTGCGTGAGCATGGTGTGGAGCCACCCACTAAGATCAGTCCGACTACGGGCAAGACCACGTTGGCACTCGCTAAGAGTGATGCTGAGTTCAAAGCTTTAGAAGGGCATGAGAACGAAGCCGTACAAGTATTAGTGGCTGCGCGGCTGGGCACAAAAAGCACACTGGAAGAAACAAGGACTCAGCGGTTCATTGACATCGCCAAGCGGGGTAAGTTGCCCGTACCGGTGCGATACTACGCCGCACATACTGGGCGTTGGGGTGGGGATGACAAGATCAACTTGCAGAACTTGCCTAGCCGGGGGGCAAACGCAAACAAGTTAAAGCAATCCATCATTGCACCGCCCGGGTACTACATCATTGATGCAGACTCGGCACAGATTGAAGCCCGGGTGTTGGCGTGGCTGGCTGGGCAGGAGGACTTGTTGCAGGTGTTCAAAGACAACAACGCTGAGATCTTGGCGGGGGTAAATAAGAAACACTTCAAGCATGATCCATACAAACTGATGGCGTCCGCTATATACAACAAGGCGCAGTCAGAAATAAATGACCAAGAGAGGTTCGTTGGCAAGTCAACAATTCTCGGCTGTGGGTATGGCATGGGGGCAGTGCGGTTTAAAGAACAGCTACGCACATTCGGGTTCAACATAGACGACGAAGAAGCAAAGCGTATCATCAACATCTATCGAAACAAGAACGACCAAGTGGTTGAGTTGTGGCGGCAATCTCAGAACGTGCTAATTAATATGTTGAATGGTGTTACCGCACCCCTTGGGCGCCCGGGTGTATTGGAAGTTATTCCCGAACAGAAGGCAATCAAGCTACCATCGGGGCTGCTTATACGGTATGATGATCTTGATTTTGAGCAGGGTGAACAAGGCATCGAGTTTAGCTACAAAACCCGTAGAGGTAGGACACGCATCTACGGTGGGAAGATCGTTGAAAATTCGTGCCAAGGAATTGCCCGGTGCATTATCGGGGATCAAATGCTCAGGATCGCTAAGAAGTACAAGGTTGTGTTGACCGTCCATGACGCGATTGCGTGCATAGTGCGTAAAGAAGAAGTGGAAGAAGCGGTTGCATATGTTGAAGATTGTATGCGGTGGACACCGGACTGGGCAGAAGGGCTACCCCTTAACTGCGAATCTGGTTACGCCGAATCCTATGGAGAGTGTTGATGAATGACCCGCTTGATTATTCCCCCCATACCCTAGCGGTACAACATGGGCTGAAAAACTTGAGGGAAGAGTTGTTGGTAAAAGATTTCGATAATGCCAAAGACACGGCATTGAAAATGATTATCGAGTTACGTTTGGTGGTAGCTGCAATCAATGACTTGAAGGATCGTCAACGATGAAATCTCCGGCGTGGTCGTTTAGTGGCATCAAGACATACGAGCAGTGTCCCAAAAAGTATTACCACGTAAAGGTTCTAAAGGATTACACCGAACCCCAGACCGAAGCAACGCTGTACGGTACTGAATTCCATACCGCTGCAGAACTATACATACGGGATGGCACGCCCTTACCGACACACTTTGGGTATGCAAAAGATGCACTTGACAAACTAAACGCTCTGCCGGGTAAGAAGTACTGTGAATACGAGATGGGGTTGACTGAGAACTTAGACCCCTGTGGATTCAAGGATAAAGATGTTTGGTGGCGTGGCATTGTGGATCTTGCAGTGATTGATGAAGAAACCGGGGAAGCTCGGATCATTGACTACAAGACAGGCAAGTCCGCTAAGTATGCAGATGTCGGGCAGTTGGAGTTGATGGCGCTTGCTACGTTCAAGCACTTCCCGAATGTTAAGAAGGTGAAAGCGGGGCTGCTGTTTGTTGTGTGCAACGATTTTGTGAAAGAATCTTATGATGCCGAAAACACCTCGGTACTATGGGAAAAGTGGATGATGAAGTATAATGCACTTAAATCGTCATACCAGAATAACGTCTGGAACCCACGCCCCTCCGGGCTATGCAGAAGGCACTGTGTAGTATTGGAATGCCCCCATAATGGTCGGAGCTAATCATGGCTTACAAAAACCCCAAAAAGGATCGCCCTTACAAGCGTGAATACGAACTCCAGAAGGAGCGGGGTGAGCATGAGAACCGGATGGAACGGCAACGTGCAAGACGTGAGTACGATGCGAAAGGGATTGACCGCACTGGCAAAGACATTGACCACAAGAAGATGTTGAGCAAGGGCGGTAGTAATGCGGATGGCACAAGGCTGGTAGCCCCAAGTGTTAACCGTAGCAGGAACGGAAAGAAAAAGAAGGCTTGAGTTATACACCCGTATAACTTGTAGTGCAGTAGTCAGGCAGTACTAGCACCGAACCCTGTTTCGGCGGTTTTTGCATGGAGAGAATGTAGTGGAGATCGTAGACAACAAGGCGTTACTACTTACCCTGCGTAACCCGCAACGGGTGACAGAAGTGATTCCGAAAAGCAAGGTGCTTAAAGACAATCAGGTACTGGTCAAGTGGGGGCTAGACGAAGCACAAGTACTGAAGAACCTGAAGATACGTAACGTGCCAAGTCCCATACTGGGGCATTACAACTGGCCCGGACAGTACAAACCGTTTGAGCACCAGAAGACAACCGCTGCGTTTCTGACACTACACAAGCGTGCATTCTGTTTTAACGAGCAGGGTACTGGCAAGACTGGAAGCGTCATCTGGGCATCGGACTACTTGTTGTCGCAAGGCAAGATTAACCGTGTGCTGGTGATCTGCCCAATGTCGATTATGGATTCCGCGTGGAGGGCTGACCTGTTTAAGTTTGCCATGCACCGCCATGTGGATATCGCTTATGGTAAGCCAGACAAGCGTAGAGAAGTTATTGCTGGCGATGCTGAGTACGTCATCATCAACTATGACGGCGTGGATATTGTGCGGGACGAGATTGCCAACGGTGGGTTTGACCTGATTGTTGTTGACGAAGGATCGGCGTATAAAAACCCCCAAGCAAAGCGATGGAAGACGCTGAACGGTCTGTTGAAGCCCGACACATGGTTGTGGATGCTGACAGGTACACCCGCTGCACAGTCCCCACTGGATGCTTACGGTATTGCCAAGCTCGTGAACCCCACTGCTGTACCACGGTTCTATTCATCGTTCCGCGAGATGGTGATGTACAAAGTCACTAACTTTAAGTGGACTCCCAAGGACTCTGCTACCAAGATAGTGTTCTCGGCATTGCAACCAGCTATTCGCTTCACCAAGGACGAGTGCTTAGATCTGCCGGAAATGACATACGTGAAGCGTGCTGTTGCCCTAACCAAGCAACAGGAAAAGTATTACAAAATACTCAAGAACCGCATGGTCATGGAAGCCGCTGGCGAAGAGATCACATCTGTCAACGCTGCGGTGAACATGAACAAGCTGCTACAAATATCGTGTGGTGCTGTGTATTCCGACACCAAAGAGGTCATTGAGTTTGACATCTCCAACCGCTACTCCGCTTTGAAAGAAGTGATAGACGAGGCAAGCCAAAAGATATTGGTGTTCGTGCCGTACAAACACATCATTGACATTCTGGCTACAAAGCTAAACGCTGATGGGATTACAACTGAAGTGATCAGTGGGGCGGTGTCAGCATCCAAACGAACGGACGTATTCGCTAGATTCCAAAACGCCGAAAACCCAAGGGTACTAGTTATCCAACCCCAGTCGGCTGCACATGGTGTCACACTAACCGCAGCAAATACCGTTGTGTGGTGGGGGCCTGTTTCATCACTAGAGACTTACGCACAAGCAAACGCACGGGTGCATCGTCCGGGGCAACGCCACCCAAGTACTGTTGTACAACTGCAAGGTTCGCCAGTGGAACGCCATGTGTATTCGTTGCTTGACAACAAAATTGATGTCCATTCTAAAATGATTGATCTTTATCGAGATTTGTTGATATAATTACATTAACGACGCTAGACCAACGTCGTGTACACAGGAGAGATACAATGAGTGACAAAGAGATCCCAGTCGAACGACTGGTTAAAGCCTACGTTAATATCCGCGCTGCATACCTAGATATGAAAAAACAGCACGAAGCCGAACAGGCTGAGTTGCAGGACAACATGGAGCGCCTCAAAGAGGCGTTACTCCAACACTGCAAAGACAACGAAGTTGAAAGCGTGCGCACCAATTCTGGTACGTTTTACCGCACCGTAAAAACCAACTACTGGACGAACGATTGGGAGTCCTTTGGCAGGTTCGTGGTTGAACACAACGTTCCTGAGTTGTTGGAAAAACGCATCAATCAAACCCACATTAAACAGTTTCTTGAAGAAAACCCGGATCTTCTCCCACCGGGCTTAAACGTGGAGAGCAAGTACAGTGTAACTGTAAGGAGTAAATGATGACCCAAGAGCCATACGTAGATACGGCTGCAGTGGCAAAGTTTTTTTCTGTCACCGAGCCAACCATCCGCAGGTGGGTGCGATCTGGGGAACTACCCCCTAGTACCTATATTGCGGTAGGTGGTGTCTACCGATTTTCCATCCAACGTATCATTGAAGCACTGAGTAACCGGGCAGAAGAAACCCCCGCTACCCTTGCCGCAGACGATATTAAAACCACGAATGTACCGGTTCAACTAGAACTGGACTTTAACCAAGACCGTACTTAAGGAGAAGTGAAATGAGTGAATTGACCCTGTTTGGACAGAAGCGTTCCGCACTGGCTACTCAACTGAAAAACAGTGTGGCTGACACCTTGGCTGGTGGTGGTGCTGATGGTGCAATCAACCGCCGTATCTCTATCAAGGGTAATGTGTTCCGTGAGATCATCAACGGCAAAGAACACAATGTCAACGAAGACCGTGCTATGAATCTGGTGATCGTTAATGCCGCACCGATTAGCCGGATGTACTACGCTAGTAGCTACGTGGAAGGTGAAGTTGTTAAGCCTGCTTGCTGGTCATCGAACGGACAAACCCCCGACAAGGAAGTTCCCGCAGACACGCGCCAAGCTAACCGCTGCCTAGACTGCAAACAGAACATCAAGGGTTCTGGTCAAGGTGAAGGTCGTGCTTGCCGCTTCCAGCAACGTCTTGCTGTGATGATCGAAGGCGGGATAGAAGGCCGGGAGATCTACCAACTACCCCTCCCACCCACATCTATTTTCGGTGAAGGCGAGAAGAACAAGCTGCCGATGCAAGCGTATGGTAGGTTCTTGCGCGCACACAACACCAACCCCAGCGAGATTGTGACCGAGGCTAGGTTTGATACGTCAAGCCCAACTCCCAAGCTGGTGTTCCGTGCGGTGCGCCCACTGACTGATGAAGAGCTTGCTATTGTTGCTGAGATGCAAGACCACCCAGACACGACTAAGGCTATCGCTTTGACAGTTCCTCAGATGGACAAGAACGAAGGGGGAAGCAAATCTAAAGCTGCGTTGTTTGCACCAGAGCCAAAAGAAGAGGCTGTAGAACCAGAAGAGCCAAAGAAGGTCGTTAAAAAACAAGCCGCTGTTGTTGACACTAAGGCAGATC